CTGTGAGCTTTGCGAGGCGTTTAAGGGCTTTTAAATCCATCCTTTCGGGGTTATCGAGCCAACGGTAGGCCGTCCAACGCGAAACCTTCATTTTTAGGGCGAACTCGTTTCGGGTGCCAAACGTTTCGGATATTAGTATATTAAGTTTCTCGGGATTCATTTTTTACTATTTTTTGAGCCCTTACGGCTAATTCAGCGTTAACGCGTTTGATATTCATATTTAGGCGCCAGCTTTCGAGCTCGGTTTTCGGTATGGTGGCTAAAAACTGCCAACGTAATTGGCGGAGCTCATCACGCGGTAACAGGCTCATTTCCTTTCTCTTCATAATGGCTTTTTAAATCTGCAAACGCGGCGCGGTATCCCTCGAGATATGCTTCTCTAATTAATTGGGCCTCTTTTACGATCAACTCGGGGCTTTCGTTTATGAATTCACGATAAGCCATAGCCGAAAGGCTCAGGGGGTTAGAATTTAACTTTTTTCGGGTTTTTTCAACCCATTCGTTAATCGGAGTTTGGTTTTCGGTTTCTTTATTCATAGCCATTTTTTAAAGTTTTTATAAAAAAATCTAAGCACTAAGGCGAACGCAACGACGCTCACTATTCCGTAAAAAATCGCAAAGGCTAACGCGGTATATTTTAGCTCAGTCATTTTCGGCCTCCTTTATTGGTTTGCGCTTTTTTTCCTTTTGCTTAAAATGCTCTAAAACTATTATTTCGGCTAATGGATCGACCCCTTGTTTATAAACGCCCTGTAAACATTTCATCGCGGCTTGCCAACCGTATCGGTAAGCCTGGGCGAGTTTTTCGTTTTCGGTTTGGTTACTCATTTTCGGCCTCCTTTTGCTCATTGTGTTTGTGCTCAGATAGCCATCCGCGATAGTGCCCAAACGCAAAGCCGAGAACGGCCGCGCTAAGGTGGGTTAGGAATAACCCCGATATTTCGTTAAACGTCATAGTGTTGTAATTTAGTTTATATTTACACTTGCAAAGATAGTTGTTTTTTTGCTACATTCAAAACGGGGTGAAAACTTTGGAAAACGAAACGGCTCGATTATATCCCAAATGGCTCAGATATGCAAGGGGATTAATGAGCGACCCCCACCGCGGCGACGACCTGTTATCGGAAACCCTTTTAAAGATACTCGAAAACCAACGCGAAAAGGCCGAGCGCCTGGCGAATGAAGGAACCCTCGAATTTTACGTTAACCGCGCTTTGTTTTTAATGGCTATCGACCGCTCGAGCCGTTATCATGTGAAATTTAGTAAGTTCCTCAGGAATTGGGACGAAAATAGCGTTAAGCATCTCGAGGAGCCATTGGCCCCGTGGCTTGGATCGCGGTTAAATAACGAGTACGTCGACGCCTATATTTCACTCATGCCCCAAATGGACGCCGTCGTTTTGAGGTTATACGCCCTCCCCGATTTTAGTTATAAGGACGCCAGCGCCAAAACAGGAATCCCCATTAAGACCCTTTATAAATTAGTCGAAAACGCATTAACACGAATTAGGAAAAATGTTCACCGTACCCCCAGCAATTCGGGCCCAACGTTTAGCGACGTGCACGGCCTGTAAGCACTTCCGACCGTTAACCCACAGTTGCGGAACCCTCATAATAGGAAACAAGCTCAGCCCCGAGGATTTAGCCGAGGCGCAGGAAAACAACAAAATAACCCACTACCGACGTAAAACGCGCCTGTGTGGCTGTTATATGCCGCGTAAAACGAAATATTCGTTATACCGATGCCCGATTAATAAATGGGGGCGCTATCGCCTGTCGGATGAGGAAACGGAACTTTTAAGGACCTTCATTTCGGGCCTACCGACTCAGGGCGTAATCACAGGCCAAACAGTTAAGGAGCTCGGAGAATGGGTTTACCTGATGACGGGGAGCCGCGTCGGTTGCGTTTCATGCCGAGGCTCGGATATTATTAGCTGGCTAAAAAACGAAATAAGCGAGGGCGAATTAGACGATTAGGGACGTTTTCGGGCAAAAGTGTACGGATATTCCGTTACTATGCTATGAAGACTAAAATAAAAGCCCTATGGGCACGAATCAAAGGGGAATTAATAGAACTATTCTCCATAAGGAACACTAAACAAAAAAAAAGAAAGTAAATGCCACTCCCAACGCGACAACCTAACGAGGACCGCCACGAATTTATTGGGCGGTGCATGGCTGACAGTAAAGCAATAAAAGAGTTCCCCGATGCGGCCCAGCGGTACGCGGTTTGCCAATACCAAGCCGAAAGGGCCCAAAACGAAAATTAAAAAATGCGATTTGGCCGTCGGTGGAATACCAATGTTTACGGGAAAAATTGATTTTTAAGCTATGGAAAAAAACGATACTGATTTAGCGCAATTCAACATCAAAAAAAAGGCTTTTATTGAGGCTTTGGAGGCTAACCTGGGCATCGTGACCAAGGCGGCCGCGGTTGTTGGAATGAGCCGCGACATTCATTACTATTGGATGAAGCACGATCCCGAGTATAAAATGGCGGTGGAAAATGTGGAGGATATGGTTCTCGATTTCGCCGAGAGTAAATTACACGGGCTCATTAATTCTAACGATACGGCCGCGATTATTTTTTACATGAAAACCAAAGGAAAGAAACGGGGTTACATCGAGCGCCAGGAACTCACGGGGGCGGATAACCAACCCATTATAACCATAAGCGCCAATATATGAAACTTTATATTCCTGTAAGCGCCGACCAAATAACCCTCAAACGGTTCGTAGATTTCGAGACGGCTTCCGACGATACCGAGCGTGCGATGATTGCCATTAACAAAAGCCGCGAATACTGCGAGGGGTTAAAGGCTGAAACGGTGCAAACGGTAATCGATTTATTTACGACGGCTTGCATGACGGGGAAAGATACCCACACGCCCACCGTAACCGTGGACGGAATTAAGCTCGGGTTTATTCCTGATATTAATAACATGACGTTCCGTGAACACGTCGATTTGGATCAACTTTCGAAATCGATTTGGCTAACAAACGGGGATACGGATTACACGAACCTCCCTCAGCTGGCGGCGATTATTTACCGCCCCGTTTCCGAGCAAGTTGGGGATTATTACAACCTCGTTAAATACGATTCGGCCAACGTCAAAAAATACATGCATGCGATTAACGCGTTAACGATGGATCGCATACAAGGGGGCTTGCTTTTTTTTTCGAGTATCGGCGCCGAATTAGTCAACAATTCATTGGACTCTTTGGACCGTCTGATAGTGAGGGAACTGACGACGATTATACCCCCTCAGGATTAGCGCGCTACGGTTGGTATCATATTCTCGAGTCGATTTCGGGGAATGATTTAACCAAACATGAAACGGTTTTAGACACGCCAGCGACGGCGATTTTTACGCACCTGAGCTACATGAGGGACTTTAGCTCCGAGCAAACGAGAATAATGAAAACAACTTTTCGAAAATGATTCCGCAAATAAGTTATAACGTTTTAATTGATAGGTTTCGAGCCTTTGCCGAGGCCCATTTTCTAATTAAGGGATTTAGTCACGGCGATTTGTCCAATATCGATATTGAGAAGGACGTCCAATTCCCTTGGATGCATGTTCTACCCGTCGAGGTGGAACCGCGCCAGGGGACGCGCCTTTATTCGTTTGTGATAATCTTTGCCGACCTTCCGAGGGATAAGGAAACGCCGACCGAATACCAACGCGAATGCATAAGCGACTGCATTAAGCTGGCGGAGGATTTACTCGCTGAGGTGCAAAACGGGCAAATAGTTTTTGGGCCTTACGTGGAACTCGATGGGGGCGCTAACATCGAGGTTTTCATTAATGAGTTTAGTCATACCCTCGTAGGTGTAAACCTTCAATTAACGCTGTCCGTTCCGTGGGATTGGAGCGCGTGCGATATACCCGCCGATTTTACGATAGGAGGCTCGGGTTCGGGCGGCGAGGGCGTGGCGGTTGGAATCACGTTACAAACGAACGGCGTAAATAACGGGCTCCAAAGTCTGTTAAACTTACAGCAAGGGACCAACGTAACCCTAACCGATAACGGAAACGGAACGGTTACGATTGACGCCCCGGGGGGTGCTGGCGGGGATGACGTAGCGACCGAGTTTAACATTAACCATATCGCGGCCACGGGCAACCCTTACTTAATTGGTGATCGCGTTTGGTATCTCGGTAACGTTTATCAGTGCATTGCTCAAAACGACGCCTTACTGCCAACTAACGCGCTTTATTGGACGCTTTTGGGCCCTGGGTTTCGTTTACGTCAAAGCCCCGTCGATTGGGACGCAACGAGTGGGGATTATCAAATATTGAATAAACCGACGATTCCCGCGGCTCAGGTTAACAGTGATTGGAACGCGGTTAGTGGCGTGGCGGAAATTCTAAACAAACCAACTATCCCAAGTCCGCAAGGCTTTCAAGATGTTATTATAACGGATAATCAATTAACGCAAGACAGTGATATACTTGGTCAAGGATTCGAGTTGACTTTTCAAAGCAATGAGCGATTTTCAATCCTTCCCAATTCTTCGGGAATATTTGAGGCTATCGTTGGAAAATTAACGCCAGCCCAAAGCTATATAAAAATAGCCGAGGTTGATGCGCGCCTAACAACAATCGGAGCGACTACGCAACAATTCAAAACAGATACAACTAATTTATACATTCAAACGCCAGCCGTAAGCGCGGGAACGGCTACCAATGGGCAAGTTTTAACGTTGGCCAATGCGACGACGGGCGCGGTTGAATATACAACGGTAAGCGCGGGCAGCGGCACAGTGACCAGCGTAGCACTCACGATGCCTTCAGCCTTTACGGTTACGGGCTCACCTGTGACCACAGCGGGAACGCTGGCGGTAACGGGGGCGGGGCTTGCTACGCAATACGTTCGGGGCGATGGGCAGCTCGCCAATTTTCCAACGACTAGCGGAGGCGGTTCGTCCGTTAGTTACTATTTAAACGGCTCAATTAACCAAGGCGTTATTGGCGGGTCGACTTACTACCAAATGAGCAAAACGGCCGTCTTCGGAGCGGGTACGGATTTCACGCGAACTAACGCCCAAGGCAACGGCTTAATCGCTCAATTTATTACGGATGCAAACGACCCCAACGTGTTGTTAATTCCTGGGGGTAATTTCAATTTAGAACTTTATTTTAGTGCGTCCTCAGGTGGCGGCTCGCCTTCATTCTACGTCGAATTATATAAATACGACGGCGCCACGTTTACGCTATTGGCTACCGACGTGGCAACGCCTGAGGGTATTACTCAGGGGACAATTATCGACGCCTATTTTACGGCGCTGGCGGTACCCGCTACGGTTATGGCGCTAACCGATAGATTGGCTTTACGCGTGTTCGTAACAACCTCAGGACGGACGATTAAACTACATACTGAAGACTCGCATTTATCGCAAGTTATAACGACGCTCAGCACAGGAATAAACGCGATTAATGGAATAACGGCCCAGGTGCAAAACCTCGCCACGGGTACGGCGGGAACCGATTTCGGGATTAGCTCGGCGGGTTCCACTCATACGTTTAATTTACCCACGGCCTCGGCAGCAAATCGAGGCGCGTTATCGAGTGCGGATTGGACCACGTTTAACAGTAAACAAAATTCTATTGGATTAACTACGGTAGGTACTAACCTCGCCACGTTACCCGACCCGAGCGCGGTTCGTTACCTCAGAATAAACGCCGACAATACGGTTAGCGCTTTGACACTCGCCCAATTGAAAACAGACTTATCGGTCGGTACGGATATTAGCGTCGTTTTAGCGGCTGACGTGCTAACCGTTGGGACGGGATTCGAGGACGTTACGGGGCTATCCTTTGCAGTTACGGCGGGCAAAACTTACAAGTGGCGCGCAACGATTCGTTTCGCAATGACATCAGGCACGGCGATTTTCTCAAGCAATGGCCCAACGACATCAATTAACAACGCTCGTTTTACAATAACAACGGCCGCAACTACTAATGGCGTCAGTAATCAAACGGCCTACGATACAGGTACAAACGTAGTCGTGGCAAGTAGTGGACTCGCTACGGCTGACGGAATTTTTAGGGTAACGGCCTCGGGCACGTGGATAATTCGATTCAGGTCATCTATTGGTGGAAACTTTAGAGCAGGCTCGGGCAGCGTGCTCGAATATTCGGAGGTATTATAATGGCAAAACTCGAAACATATCGGCCCGTTTTAGATGAATTCGGGGCTCGAGTGATTAAACGCGCTCAGGCTAACCTCAGGAAAAAACGAACTATTCGCGGGCGGTCGGTTAACCGCGTTTATCGTGGTAATTTGTTAGCCGCTTTGACCTGGGGTTATTTTAAACGAGGGCCTCAGATTCTCCAATGGTTTGGCGTTAAACCAAACGATCCAACGCGGGATTACGCCGACGTAATAGAAAAGGGACGCCGCCCAAATAACGACCCGAAAACGTGGCCGCCCGTTTCGCCAATTTACGATTGGATGAAGGACAAAAGCCTGTTTAAATCGGACAATCAAAAAACGAGACTTTGGGAAGCCGCGAGAATGGCGCGCCGTATCGGTACCCGTGGAATAGTTGGAATAGATTACATGCGGGACGCCTTCCAAGATGAATTTAGAAAAAGCGGTAAGGAGTTCCGTTTATTTTATAGGAACGAAATATTTAAACAGGCCCGTTTAAAAGCCGATAAATACATTAAATAAAAATGGCGCTAACGATTAATGAACAGCCTTACGATTGGACGCCACGCGGCCAAAAACTCATTTATGACTTAACGAGCACTAACAGCGGTAACGCTGGGTTTCGATTTGGTATTGAGGTAACCGATACGGCCACGGGAAAAGATTATTTTTTCTATTTACAGCCGAGCCCCGACGGCCATATTTATTTCGATTTGAGCCCGCTCGTTAACCTTCATAATCAGGAAGGGACTAACGTCCACGTTTCAACCGCCTCGACATATACGGAAACCCTCGGGAATGGGTGGAACCTTTACGAGTTGGTTTTTTCTGAATGGTGGATCGTCGACGGGGTATTGACTCAAAACGAGGGCGTGGACGAAACCGCTCAAACGGCTGTTTTTAATGCGTACTACCAACCGACGGATGGATTTCGCCCCAACGTTTTCGGGAGCTCGAATTTTAATATTCGATTTTCGCTCAATAGTGCCAACGCCTACGCTATGAGTGACCGCAAAACTAATACTCACGTTTGGCCGCTCGCCGAAAGTTTGGGAATTACGTTAACAGCGGGTCAAGTGTTTATACCGACACTCGATAGCGATTACGGTTTATTGATGGTCCCAGGTATTGACACTTATTTAGCACCAACGACAGCGGACCGTTACCGCGTTACACTCGTAAGCTCGACGGGTTCGGTTTCATCTACTGACGTTCTTTTTGCTGGCGACCCTTTGGAGGGGATTCCTTGCGGGCCTCAGAATTTAAAAAATAGCACGGTCCCAAGTATGCCCGACCCGACATCGAGCCCAGGATGGCGCTATTATACCGTTCAATGCTTTGCGGGCGCCGCCACTCAGGCGAGCGTTAGATATTACTTTTATAACGCCGAATTTTATGGGCAATACGATTGCCGTTACGATAACGTTCGATTAGCTTGGGTTAATTCTCGCGGCGGTTGGGATTATTTCAATTTTATAAAGAAAAGCGAGATAACAGATAACGTAGAACGTAAACAGTTTAAACGGGTTTTATTTAACGGGACCTCCTCAATATTTACCCCCTACGATCGCCAGCTTTACGACCGCCAAAACATAGTAACACAAAATCTAACCATTACGTCCGATTGGATACAAGAAAACGAATATATTTATTTACGTTCGTTGCTCGCATCGAATCAGGTTCAACTATTAACGGGCTCGGATATGCGGCCCGTATCCTTAACAGAAACGAGTTTTTTGGAACGCCGCGAGCGGAATGGAAAATTATATAACGTGACTTTGAAATTAAGTTACTCGCAAGATTATTGGACATGATAAATGAGGTACATTTAATTGTAAGGGGTGGCGGTGTTGCGACTTATAAAACGGGAGCGATACCTAACGGTATTGTGAATTTTATTTTAAATGACGGAAGTGTACCGCCATTTTTAACCCCTGATATTTTAAACGCTTTTATTACTCAGGTCACAAATGGAGGGGACAGTACGATAAAGGCGTATGATAGTTCGGATGTGTTACTTGCAACATATCATCTTGACCCTGTTCCTTCAACCGTTTCGGGTGTTAGTGGTGAGTTTAGTTTTGCTTTAGTTGAACTTGCCCCGCCCGACCCTAACCTCGTTTATATAACCTTTCAATTAGGCACCGAAACCGAAACTTATTTGGATTTGTACCCGCTCGAATCGATTTCGCAAAATTGGGCTTTTCAGGACGTTGGTAATTTTCAGGCGCTCGGCGATTTTACGCGCGAGTTTCGCATCCCCGCCAGCGACCGTAACGTTACCGTTTTCGGTTTTTTAGATGACTCCAATTATTTAGACTCCGAGAATATTTACGCTACAAAGATACCCGCCGAGATTCGGGTCGATACGGTGCCGATCGTTAGGGGTCATTTGCGGGTCATGAAAACCTTTCGCCAGAATGATTTACTAACGGATATTCAAGTTACCTTTTACGGCGAGACGCCCGATTTATTCCGCTCGATTGGGGACGGCTTACTCGGGACGATTTCGAGGCTGCCAACTTATAACCATGTTATCCAATACGGAATAACTCAAGACGATTGGATTTTAAAAACGGGGGTAATGGCTACCAACGTAAACATTGGAGAAACTGACTTTTTTTATCCGTTACCCGTAACCGACGATTTAGTGGGGTTAACGATTCGTTTCGATAACGGCTCAAACATAATGAACCGCGTAATAACGAGCGTCGACATTCCTAACAGTTTAGTTATTTGGAACGTGGGCGTTTCATTTAATTACACCTCGGGAGATATTTGGAGCCTGGTCGATTTGGACCTCGGGAATTCCGTTCAATGGGGGCTTGTGGATCGTGGGCAAAATTGGGACCAACTCGGGAGCCCTAATTCACGGCCCGTTAGTAATTCCGAACAACCTATTTACGCGGCGGATTTAACCCCATTCGTTAACGCTTGGGAACTATTCGAGGGGATTATAACGGACGCGGGTTTTATCTTGCTTCCAACGCCCTTGGAATCGATTTTAACGGGGTATTGGGTACCGTGGATAAACAGCCAACGCGTCGTAACTGAGGAAACTGCGAGCGATATTTATTTTAACGCGGGATTAACCGCCGCCACTACGGCCGTAACTGATAACGACCCCATTTTATTTGGGGCGCTTGTTGATAACGGGGGAAATTATAGCGCTACGGGTTTCGTCGCGCCAAATGATGGGTTTTATACTTTCCGTTTTTTCGCTCACGTTCAACCCGTGGGGACATTCGGGGCCAATACTGCGGGGATTACTTTTAGAAGATACACAAGCCCGATAGCATATACGACCGTCGTTAATTTGGAAATAGCGGTTTCGGGTACCGACCAAAATAACGGTGTAATCCAAGCGATTCAATTTACTACGGACCCGCTTTTTATGAATGCGGGGGATGAAATGCGGCCCTATTCGAGTTTTCCCGCCACGCCTTTATTTATTGGCTCAGCAACAAACGACCCGTTAACGGGCTCGGGTTGGGAGCTTGTGGATTATTTCCGCCTTTACGGGGATACTTTCGACGCGGTGGCTAACGCTCCCGTTATTAAAAAGATTGATTTCGTTAAGGACGTTTTAAACATGCACGCGGGCGTGATGATTCCGAGCCGCGACGTACCTCGGGAGGTTTTAATCGTGCCAATTAAGGACTATATAAATTCAGGCATTACAGAAAATTGGACGCAAAAGCTCGATATTTCCAAAGATGTAACGCTCAGCCCAACGACGGAATTTCAAAAAAGGAATTTCGATTTTACTTATAAGGGCGGAGGGGACCAATTTAGTAAATTCTTTCAGGATAACGGCCGCGTTTACGGACGCTTCCAAATATTAAACGGATACCAAATAAACTCAAGCGCTGAGCCGAATGAGTTTGCAAACGGGGATTTAAAAATTCAACTAACGGCCGAAAGTACGCCAGCGACATACATCGACGGGAGCGCGATCGTAATCCCGAAATTTATTAACCCCGCCCGCGAGTTCGTTATCCCTAACCTTCGGTTTTTATTCCTGGCGGATATTGCAACCGTTCAACTTTTCGACGATTACGCTCAAGACGTTGCGGCTACGGCGGTAAATATTTTCAATAATTACTCAAGCGTCGATGCAAGCGTAGCGGATTTCGATTTAAACTTTGCACCCGAGACTCCGTTACATGCGATAACAGCGCCACCGTTTCGAAACCTATTTAACGAATATTGGCGGCCGTATTTAAACGGGCTTTATTCGCCTCAGGCCCGAATTATGGAGGCTCATTTGGCGCTCGATTTTAGCGACGTTCTTTCGTTTGGTTTTAATAACCGCTATTGGATTAAAGATAGCTATTGGCGTATCCTCGAAATTTCGGATTATAAAATAGGCCTTCAGGAATCTACGAAACTCACGCTTTTAAAAGTGCTCGAGGACGTTCCCGATTGCTCGTTAGTTCCCGTTGCGGTAACCGTTACCGAGGGTCAAGTTCAAGAGGTAACTTTTGAAGATTTTAACGGCGACCCCCAACCTGCCAATGAAATTTGTTGCACCCGTTACGGTTACACGTGGAGTGAGGTTGATGGGGGGCGGTGCCTTGCATTTGGTGAGGGTATCGATACGCCAGGCGGCCCAGGTGGCGGAGGCGCGGCGGCGGCTATTATGCTCGGGACTCCATCGGTAAACAGGCCCACCAACGTACTCGCCGCAACGGCCAACGCAATAGTTAGCCCCGAGACCTCCTTTAGTGTTTTGGCTGGCGAAAAGTTCACTATTGAGGACGGAAACTCCGCCACGCTCGCCGTGGGTTCAATATTAAAACTTGAGGGGGCGAATAAGGGAACGACTATTCTCGGCCGTAATGCTTACGCCAACGTTTTCGGGTTCCATTTTGGAGGCGGCGATCGTACAACCTCGGGAGACTTTGGAGCGGCTCAGGCGGGGACGGTTATATTTTCAAACGCCCGTGGATTTTCGGCCGTTTCTCAGGTGCTCGAGTTATTCCCGTCGAATGACGTGGCCGAGCGTTTAGCGATTCCCGATTCGACGACGTGGGTAGTGGATTATTTATTACATGCGAGCGATGTTAACGGGCTGTTTATTTATCAAACGGGCTCCTTTTATATGTCAAAAATCTCAGGGGTAACGGCCGCGTCGGCTCCTATTTCGATAAGCTCAGCGAATAGCGGAACGGGTTTAACCCTGGCGTTTACAATTGATACCGCAACCGACACGAGCGAGCATCGTTTCAAGGTAACCTCGGGCGGCGCGGGTTTCCCTTATACAGGCGTTAACGTACTTTTGAGGCTTAACTATACACAAATAAGATAAATGAAGGCCAACACTATAACTCCAACGCTCAAGCTCCTCAGAATGGGCGTAAAATCAAAAACGCCCTCTTATGCTTTAAAGGGTAAACGGCTTTGGCTTTTCCGTTTATTTGTGTGGGGCTCGTTTGCTGTTTGGTGGGGCTTTATTATTTACATTCTAATAAATTGGTTTAATGGCTGAGGAAAATTTAAAGGCGCAAGTAATTTTAACGGTCGATGACTCGGGCGCTACCAAAAGCATCGACAACCTCACGGGCGCCATTAACGAGGCGGGGGCCTCGGCTCAAGGTTGGGCCCAGCAAGTTGGGGACCTTAAAAAGCAATTGGCCTCAGTCGATCCAAGTTCGCGCGAATGGACCGAGCTCGCGTTACAATATAAAGAACTCGGCGGGTCCTCGAAAGTCGTTAGCCAAAGCGTCGAGGAATTAAAAGGGCGGTTGAATGATTTGGGCGCTAACGTACCCTCGGAACCCGTTAAGAACTTTCGCCAACAAATAAAGGACCTCACAAACGAGCTCCAAACTACCAACCTCCCGAAAACCTCGGCCGAATATCAGAATTTAAAAACGCGGCTCGAGCAATTAAAGGACGCCCAAAAAGATTTTAACGAGGAGATTGGAGCCAACGCGGGCCCAGCGTTTGAGAGTGCGGGAAATAATTTACGCAACCTCCAAAGCCGTCTCGGGTCGCTCGATTTCGGCGGCGCGGCGGATAGTCTTAACGGGTTGGCTAAAAATGTAAAGGGGTTAAATTTCTCAGGAGCGACGGAAGGCTCGGGGGCTTTTACCAAGTCGGTTTTAAACCTTGGAAAAGCGCTTTTAACTAACCCTATATTTTTAATAGGTTCGGTTATAGCGCTCATAATTACTAATTTCGATAAACTCGCCAATATAATCCCTGGCGTTGGAACTGCATTCGAGGTAATTGGCTCCGTAATTAGTTCGGTAAAAAATGCCATTACAGGATTTACCGACGCCATTGGTTTAACGGCGGTCGCGGCGGCGGATTCTGTGGACTCGGCTATCGCTAACCTCGAGGGGAATCAGAAAAAACTCGATAACGCTCGGAGGCTGGCGGTCGCTAACGCTCAAAAAACGGGCGGCGATGTCAAAGCGATAAACGACGACTATCGTAATAAGGAAATCGCCGAAAACGATAACTTAATTAATAAGGTTAATGAGCTCGAAAAAAAAGGAGTTCTATTAACGAAAGAACAACTCGACGCGCGATCTAAGGCAATTGCGGCAAATGGTGAAATAAATATAAAAGCGGCTGAGGAGGAGGCGAGCGCGGCGGAGAAAATACGAACCGACGCGGCGGCTGAGGAGAAGAAACGAATCGAGCGCGCAAAACAAGCCGCCCAACAACGCGCCCAACAAATTAAACAAAACGAGGCGGAGGTAACTCAGGCAATTAGCGACGCCCGCGAGGCTCGTTTTCAGGCGGGTTTAAGTGATGAGGAAAAGGAACTCCGCCAGCTCGATTTAAAATATGAAAAGTTAAAAACTCAGGCGGGCAATAATCAAAATTTAATTAATCAAATCGCGGACGAAAAGGAAGCGGAACGCCTTGGGGTTCTTAAAAAATATTCGGACCTCGAACTCGCCCAGCAAGCCGAAAAGGATAAAGCGCTCGCGGACCAAGTCCGCCAAAATGCACTAAATGAGGCGGCGGAGCTTGAGGCGCTCGAGGAGGCTAATTTTCAAGCGGGGCTCAGCGCAAAGGATCGCGAATTACAGGCGCTCCGAGATTCCTATTTTGAACGTATCGAGATTTTAAAGGCGGCGGGCTCGGATGCGGCCAACCTCGAAAACGAACTATTAACCAAAGAGGGGGAAATCCGCCAAAGGTACCGCGATGAGGAAACCAAAAAACAGGAAGACGCCGCCAAAGCCGAGGCGGATAAGGCGAAACAATTAAGCGACGCCCGAATCCAAGCGGCCACCAATACCGTTTCCACCCTTCTCTCGTTAAATGAGGCTTTCGCGGGTAAAAGCCAGCAAAGCCAAAAAGCCGCGTTTCAGCGCCAAAAAGCTCTCCAAATCGCTCAGACGGGTATAGAGACTTATAAAGCCGCTCAGGGCGCTTATGCGTCCCAATTGATTCCTGGCGACCCTACATCGGTACCGCGCGCATTTATCGCGGCGGCGGCGGCGGTTGCGGCGGGACTTGCTAACGTGGCAAAGATTAAGGCGACGACATTTAGTTCGCCCGCTCCGAGTGGGGGAAATAATACGAGCGTCCCAAGCCTCAGCGCTCAAGGCGTGGCGGCTTCAGGTGGAACCGTTCCCGAGTTTAACCCGCTGGCGGCGTTTAATATTCAAAACCAACCTCAGCAAGCTCAACCCGCTTATGTGCTCGCGGGCGACGTGGCGAGTTCACTTGAGGCGCGGGCGAAAGTTCAAGACCTCGCGAGACTATAAAAAGAAAGGCCCCCACGTTTGGAGGCCCAACCCATATTTTGAAACTGAAAACTAATTCGGAACAAATATAAAAAAAAATGGATTCGAAAAAAATATTTAAATGTGTAATTGGCCCCGAGGGTAGCTTGGGAGTCGAGGCTATTTCACTCGTAGAATTTCCCGCCATTGAGTCCAATTGGATCGCATTAAAAAAGGAAGTTAAACTCGAGGCCCTCGATAACGAACGGCGTATGCTTTACGGCCCCGCGCTAATTCCCGATAAACCGATTTTAAGGATTGATAAGGAAACGGGCGAGGAGTATTATATCGTTTTCGATAAAGAAACGATTTATAACTGCGCTCACGCGTTTATGAAAAATGGGTTTCAAAATGCTCATACTTTTGAACATATGAAACCTATTGAGGGCGTCACCGTAGTGGAATCGTGGTATAAGGAAAGTGAAAACGATAAAAGCGCTTTTTTAGGAATGGACGTACCCGTTGGAACTTGGGTAATCGGTTCAAAAGTAGATAACCCCGAAATATGGGCGAGCGTTAAAGAGGGAAAGGTTAAAGGGTTTTCGATTGAGGGTTACTTTGACCACGTCGGTTTAACGATGGGCGCGGTAAGCCCCGAGGCGCTTGCATTACAGGAAATAGAAAAATTATTTAATTCATTTTAAAGCATCACCGCGAGGTGAGTTTCGGTTCAAGTGTTTAAGGGTGAAGACTAAAAAGGGCTCCTAACGAGGGGCCCTTTTTGGTTTGGTATAATTTGTAATTAGGGAAAAAAATAGGCGTTTCCGTTACATACGCAAAACATTATACGCATGTCAAAAACCAATTTAAAAGACTCTTTGAAAAATATATTTTCAAAGTTTGGGATTGATCCAAGCGTTCACGGTATTAAACTCGAGGAAGTTAAACTCGAGACGGAAGGCAAATTAATAGATGGGACTCCCATTTATACAAGCGCCGAAAGTTTCGCGATTGGCGCCGAGGTTTATACTAAGGACGCCGAGGGTAACATGGTCCCAGCCACCGCGGGCCGTTATGAGCTCGAAAGCGGTGAATTTATCGACGTTAACGAGGCTTCTCAAATCGCCGAAATGGGCCTTCCTGAAATGGAGAAGGAAATGAGCTCGGACGATTTACTGAGCGCAATTAATAAACTCAGCGAGCGCGTTTCGACCCTTGAGGGCGAAAAAACCGCGTTAGAAACTGAGCTCGCGATCGTGAAAAATGAGGCTTCAAAAGCTACCGAAAAACTCGGAGCGGTTAAGGCTGAATTGGCCGCTGTAAAAAAGCAACCCGCAACCGTATCGGTAAAAGAAAAAAGTTCTACTCGCGTAATCATGGGCGAGCAAAAAGCGGAAAAACCATTTTCTCAGATGACCCTCCGCGAACGCATTATAAACAACATCGAAAAAATTAAATAAAAAAAATTAGCTATGGCTACGACTACATCGTTAACTACAACTTATGCGGGAAAATATGCGGGTGAGTATATTAAAGCCGCGTTCCTTGCTAACGAGTCACTCCAACACGTGACCGTTAAAGAAAATATCGACTACAAACAAATCGTTAAAAAGTTGGTCGATAATATCACTTTTGAGGCTCCAACTTGTGACTTTACGCCGCTGGGTACTGTGACTATTACCGAGCGCGTTTTAACGCTTGAGAAATTCCAAGTTCAACGCAACCTTTGTAAAAACACTTTCCTCGCGGATTGGGGCGCTAACTACGTACAAAACGGTGAACTCGAGCCAGCATTGAGCGAGACTTTGATCGCTAACATGCTCGAGGGAATCGCGGCGAAAAACGAGGAAATCCTTTGGACGGGCGTTAACGCTACGGCGGGCCAATACGACGGACTTTTGACTCTTATGAATGCGGGCGGTTCGGGCGTTAATTTCGTAGCCACTCCCGTAGCTATCGACTCGAGCAACGTAATTGCTAAAATCGCTTTGACCGTTGCGGATTGTCCAACTGCTGTAAAGCGTTCAACCGAAAAGCCTGTTATTTACATCGCGCAAAACGTTTGGGAGGCATTTATGCAAGCCAGCGCGGCGGCGGGTAACGGTTGGTATACTTACGGCGGTCCTGAAATGCCTAAATCTTATTTGGGTTATCAGTTGGCAATTTGCCCAGGCATGCCAGATGATACTATCGTAATGGCTCAAAAATCTAACCTTTGGTTCGGTACTAACGTCCTGAGCGATTGGAATAACATTCAGGTTGTCGATATGGGCCAATTTGCTGAGGATAACGTCCGCTTTAGCGCTAAGTTTTTCGCGGGCGCTCAGTTCGGTATCGGTAACGAAATCGCCGCTTACGGTACTTGGTTCTAAAAAATTAAATGGGGGGTTTAAAAGCCCCCCCCTAACTTTAAAAATATAATACTATGCCATGTTTACTGAGTGCGGGCTTTATGCTCGATTGTAACGAGGGGGTCGGCGGGGTCAAAAACGTATATTTCGCGAATTGGGAGTTTTTCGCCAGCGGAATAACGTTAGACGCTAACGGAATTATCGACGGCCTTCCTGGCGTTGCGGGAAGCGTTGACGTTTTCCAATACCAACCTAACCGCAACACAGGCGCCGTTACTGTGGTGCCAACCGCTAACCTCGAAAACGGAACGCTTTATTACGACCAAACGGTCGAGCTTACTTTGGGTAAACTTTCGAACGATAAAAAGAAAGAACTCGAGCAAATGAGCAAAGCGAAACTTATCGTTTTCGTTCAATTGTACGACGATCAAATCGTTTGCGTAGGCCGTACCGACGGAGCATTTTTAACTACGGGTTCTTATCAATCAGGAAAGGCGAAAGGCGATCTAAACGGTTACCAAATTACCGTTAACGCTCAAGAGCCTGGCCAACCTGATTTCCTTGAGGCGTACACGTCCGTTCCTTTCGATAATTTCTCGGGAATTACGGTAGTTCAATAATATTCGTTAAAGGGTTATATATTAAAAACGGGGGCGGGCGTTAAACCTCGCCCCTTTTTTATAAGAAAATGAATTATCTAAATACAAATCAGGCGGGCCAGACTTTATATTTAAGTTTGAACGAGTCGCGGCAATATTTCGCGGTCGCGTTTTCGCATTATTTATTTATTTTAATTCATGAGGAAAATTCAACCGTTGGTGAGGAGCTCGCTCAGGTCCCGACGATCGTAATAGAAAACCAACGAATTACCCAATTAACCGTAACGACGCTCGGGTTAACCCTTCCTGGGCGTTATCGATACTATGTTTACGGTCAAAATTCGGCCGTAAATTTAGACCCAACTAACGCGGCGGTCGTTGGCCTGTGCCGAATCGGTTGGCTCGATTTAACGAGCGCGACGATTTATTACGACGTCCCCAATATAACCATTAACGACGATATTATTTACAATGGAAACCCATAACGTAAAACGAATAAGCCTCGCCGATTATACGGTGAGGAGCTCAGCCGAAAAAACCGACCGTTCGGGCTGGGTTAATTACGGCGTCGATAATTTATTTCCTCAATATCTTTCTGAGCTCGCCGCCACGGGAGCCGTTCACGGTTCGCTGTGTATTTCGATTGGTGACATGTTCGCGGGAAAGGGTCTCGAGGCTGGCGTTTATAACTCAAGATTGGAGGCGCTCAGCGCTTACGATGTTTTTTACGGTTGCGCTCATGATTACAAAAAATACGGCGGTTATTACATTGAAGTCATTTACTCAATTGACCGTCAAAACATAGCGAAAATCCGCCATTTACCCTTTGAGGAATGTCGGATAGCTGTCACAAATGAGGAGGAGGAAATCGTTGGCGTTTATCACTCAAACGATTGGGCGAATACACGTAAGAAACGCAATAAACCCGAGTTTTTACCCGTATTTAATCCAAAAAATAACACCGAGGAGCCGCGCCAAATATTTTATAAGTTCGCATATTGTGGGGCTAATATTTACCCGCGTCCCGACTATTATAGCGCTATAAATTCCATTGAATTAGCGCGGGAAATTAGCGTTTATCACGTAAATAATATCATGAACGGCCTGAGCCCTTCTATGATTGTTAGCCTATTCCAAGGCGCGCCAGCTCCCGACGAACAACAACAAATAAAAAGGGATTGGGAAAGGGAATTAACGGGCGCCAGGAATGCGGGTAAATTCATAATGACGTTTAACGAGCGCGATACCCCTAAACCCGATATTACAACCTTTCCACTATCGGACGCCGATAAACAATACGAGTTTTTGAGTAAGGAATCGACCTCGTTAATCATGGTCGCTCACCGCGTGGTGACTCCTTTGCTTTTCGGTATTCGTGACGTGGGCGGTGGGTTCGGTTCGAATAAAGATGAAATGGCGGTCGGCCTCCAAATTTTTACAAATCAGGTCGTCGATCCCGCTCAAAGAAAATTAGCCTCAGGACTCGAGGAAATTTTGAGTTATGAAATGCCAAATATTAGTATTACCGTTATTCCAAATTCTCCATTAACTAACGCGGGCGAAATTGCGGTTAATACGCCAGCGCCTACGGCTCAGGTTCCCGCTTCATCCGCTCCCGTAATGGCTGAGGATGAAAAAAAAAAGCCCGTTTGTTGCGCGCGTGAAACCAATGAACTCGAGGCGCTGGGCTCGGAAATAGCCGAGGAGCTGATAGCCCTCGGAACCGACCCGCCTTCGGGTTATATTTTAATAGATTCTTACGAGGTCGATTACGAAACTGACGACGCCGAAAACGAGGAGCTCGTTAAAATAACCGCCCATGAATTGGCGTCGACGGGAAGCGCGAAACCAATGAAGCCTAGCGACCAAGACGAAACGAATTACGCGGGCGTTACATTCATGACGCGGTATAGATATGCGGGTTCAAAAAGCCCTGAGCGGGAATTCTGTAAAAAAATGATGGCGGCGGATAAACTTTATCGAAAGGAGGATATTGAAGCAATGGAGGACCGTCCCGTTAACCCAGGATGGGGGCCTAACGGGTCCAATTTTTACTCCATTTGGCTCAGGAAGGGCGGAGGAAACTGTTACCATTTTTTCCAAAAAGAGGTCTATATAAACGCCAAAGGAATAAACCCGCTCGCGAATGATTCGCAAAGGATCGCGGTCGCCAGGGCTGAGCGTATGGGGTATAAAATTCGTAATCCTGAATTAGTGGCGTTGCTACCAATTGATAGCGATTTTAACGGGTTCCTCCCAACGAATCCGATTTATGGAGTAAACGGTAAAAATTATAGAAGATAATGGCTGAAATACTTTTGATATCAGACGTATATATTAAAAAATATACCAACGTAAACGGGGCGGTGGATCCAAATTTACTTTATCCGTCGATTTATTTGGCTCAGGATAAATTTCTCGCGCCATACCTTGGGACCAACCTTTACGAAAAGATTAAAAACGACGTGGCTAATAATACCCTAGCGGGCGATTATTTGACCCTTGTGGACGATTACGCGCGCCGCGTTGTTTTATGGTGGGCGATGGTCGAGGCGGCCCCCGCGTTAACCTATAAAATTGATAACGCCACGATGGTACAAAGGACCTCGGAAGATTCTACGCCCGTGCCCGATGTCGTTTTTAAAGATCAACTAAATAAATGGCAACAAAACGCTGAGCACTACACGAGCCTCATGGTCGATTATTTATGTGCTAACTCGAGTTTATTTCCTGAGTATAATAACAACGTTTGGCCCCAGCGCTGCCCGATTGGAATAACAAAAGGTTCGAATACTTATTTATTTAGTTCGGGAAATACCGCCTCAAGCCGTACTTATGGCGTGAGGAGAATTAACCAAATTCCCTAACTGATGAAAAAACTAACTGAAAAAAAGCGCGTGCAACTTGAGGCCCTCAAGCGGTACGAAAAAGAGCTTTTACTAAAAACTAAAAAACGAAAATGAGCTTTCTCGATGCTTTCGCGGATTTCCTTTCGAACGTCCAAAATTGGGTTTTCGGAATCGTACTCGGTACGATGGGGAAAATTAGTTACATGTTATACATGAAAAGAACGCTAACCGTCATTCAATGGGTGGCCGTTATCGGGCTTTCCGTTTTTTCGGGGTATATGACCTCAATTTACTGCGAGAAGTACGGTTACAGTGTTGAAGCCAGCTGGGCGGTTCCTATGACTACGCTCATGGGTGAGAAACTTTTTATTTACGTCATGGCTAATTATAAAAAAATTATCTCGGGGGTTCTGACTTTTCTAACGCCTAAAAAGTGAACGAAAAAAAGAAAAATAAGAAACCCATTGGCGAGCGGATTAAGGGCTCAAAATTCGGCTCATTTATTCGGGATAAGGTTAAACCCGTCGCGGGCGATATCCTCGAAATAGCGGGCGATATTACAGGCGTTCAAGCCCTCGAGACGGTCGGCGCCTGGCTTAATGGTCAAAAGCATAAAAGCGAGCAGCATGACGCCCTCGCGTTAGAGTTCGAAAAGATGCGTTTAAACTTTGAACTCGAAATGACGCGCCTCGATTTAACGACTGAGCTCGAATTTTATAAAGCTGAGGTCGACGATCGTAAAAGCGCCCGTGAACGTGAGGCAGCCTTTCTGAGCGCAACGGGTAAAAGAGACTGGCTTTTTGCCGCCGTCGTTATTATTGGCCTGAGTCTATTGATTGGCGTCGTTTTATCGTTAATATTTATCGTAATCCCCCACGAAAACCAACGCCTCGCGGATATGACGTTCGGGAGCGTGTTGTCGATTGGAACCTCGATTTTTGCCTATTATGTCGGAAGCTCAAGGGGCTCGAGAATGAAGGATGAAACTTTAAGAAAATGGCAAGCCGAAAACTAACCGATTGCGATTACCGACTCCAAAGGGCTTACACGCTGGCGGCCCATGAATTTCGGGCGTTATACCCAAACGATCCCCAGCCATTTTTAACGTGCACGTTTCGGAGTAATGAGGAGCAAGCCGAGCTTTACGCAAAGGGGCGGACGGTTGCGGGTAAAATCGTAACCAACATCAAAACGGGGGGAAAACACAACGTTAAACCCGCTCAGGCTTTCGACATTGCATTTAAAGACTCGGAAGGGGCTCTCGATTGGTCCCCTGAATTATTCGCCAAATTTGCGGCGATAATAAAAGCGAATTTTAACGGCCTTATAAAATGGGGGGGCGATTGGAAAAGGTTCCAAGACCGCCCCCATTTTGAAATTTAACGCTTGTTATAAATCTCGTTTCCTGTTAGTTCGTACAAACGTTTGTTAATCGCCCTTATTCGTTTATAATTGGACTTATATTCGTGGGTGGAGTAATCGATTTCGTGTTTTAATAACTCGATTCGCTCAGCCCTCAGGGCGTTAATTTCCGCGATTAGTTTAAATTTTTCGTCTAAGAGGTTTTTTTTCATAACTCGCGGTCGTGTAAATTTTGCGCTAGGTGGCGCGCTTCCCTCAGGCCTTGAATGTACCCGCGTAATCCGTCCGAAAGTTGTGAGTTTCGGCCTTCATAATTGGCAATTAAGGCGTTTAGCTGAGTGATTAACTCAGAAAATGTCGTCGGATTGTCTCGCATTGGCTGGCGTTTCGGCTTGTTTCTTTTCGCTAATTTGGAGGCTTAAAAATTTACCACTTTTCCCCTCTTTTACCCACGCGCTCAGACGCATTTCGCGGCCGTTAACGATAACTGAGCCGCCATAATCGGGGCTTTTCTCGTTTTGCTTTTTTTCGTTTTTAAAAAGGGAGCCTTGGCCCTCCTTTGGTTGAAAATTACTCATTTATTTAAATTTTAAGGGTTAACTATTTAATTTGTATCGCTCGTTTCCTGTTAGCTTATAAAGCTCGGCCATTATACTCCATTGGCGGGCGTTTTCGGTAACGCATGGGCGGAGCGATCGCCGCGCCATTAGTATAAAAAGCTCGTTTTTTAATTCCTTTATTCGCTCCTCGTTTTCCATTCGTTTACTTTCTTTTTATAGTGCGCGGTAAGTTCCTTTATTTCGTCGAGGCTCAGCCTTAACGGCTCGTTTCTAAGTAGCATTAATTTCGAGGCCCGTTCGAATCCGATTCGGTCGGTTAACCTGGGGGCGTATTCTAACAAATTGCCGTGCTTATGCTGATTACACTCGACGCATTGGCCGTGGACGTTATCCTCGTTAAATCTTAGGTTTGGGTAACTCCCCACGCTATAAAAGTGGCCAGCGTCATATTTAGCGGGTAACGGTCGGCCGCAACTTATACACGGTTTTTTTAAGTCCCTGAGCCTTATAAATTCGTTAAACACTTTTTGAAGCTCGCGGCGGTATTGGCTGACGCTTTTAACGTTTTCTCGCATTTGCCGAATTTCCCGTTTCGTTTTTTTTCGCTCAGCCATTCGGCCCCATTCAATTAAACATTGGGGCTTTGTGCAAGTGGCTTGCAAGCTCGAATAAGTCGGACTAAACTTTTCCTTGCACACGCGGCAACGTTTCATAAAATTTTAAAAGGAATTCATATTTACGCCCGTTTTTGGTCATTTCATCAATGAGCCGTAAATATATCTTTATTGGGGTTCTTTTTAATAATTTCCCGTCTGGCTGCCAATTATTATTTACAATACCAACAAACGAAACGCCCCATTTTTCCACGTGGAAAAGTAAATTTTTCTCGGTTAGTACGTCGTAACTGCCCGTTTTTTTGTTCTTATAAACTTTCATAGCTCCCATGATTCGTTAATTATTGTTTTGTTTTGAATGTCGGTGTAGTGCATCGTTTCGGGGGTAAAATTGACGCTTAACATCCCCGTTCGCCCGTTTCGATGCTTTGCTATTATGAACTCGGCCCCGTTAGTTGGTGAGTTGGTATCGTAATAGCCAGCGCGGTAAAGAAAAGCGACAACGTCGGCGTCCTGTTCAAGGCTTCCCGAATCCCTCAGGTCCGAAAGGAGGGGCCTTTTATCCTGGCGGGCTTCTACGGCTCGGCTAAGCTGGCTTAATGCGATTACGGGGATGGCATTTTCTTTTGCGATTAACTTGAGGCCTCTCGATATTGTGCTTATTTCTTGCTCACGGCTCCCGAAATTCTTTTTATTACCCGCGCTCAGTAGTTGGACGTAATCAATAAAGGCCGCCTTTACGTTTGAACGCTCAGCCAAAGTTCTAACGCGGGTTTTTAAATCGAGTATCGAAAGGCCTGGGCGATCGTCGATGTATATCGGGAGGGCGTTTAAACGATCGACGGTTTGGTAATAGGTTTTTTTATCCTCGGTATTGAGGGTATATTTCGCGAGCTTCTCGGCGTTTATTCCCGAAAGGATGGACGCCAGCCTAAAAACTAACTGAGCCCGTGACATTTCAAGTGAAAAGAACGCCACGGGGTAACCGCTTTGAGCCATGTTTAGCGCCACACTTAACGCGAGGGCGGTTTTCCCCATGCCTGGGCGGGCCGCAATATAAATGAGGTCCCCTTTTTGGTGGCCTCCGAGAATGTTGTCAACTGTCCTAATTCCCGTCGGTATTCCGCTCAGGCCGTGGCGCTCACGTTCCTCAATACTTTGCATCGTTTCGGGGGTAATTTGTGAAATATGCGAGGTCTCGCCTTTGAGGTTGGATTTAATGAGGTCGGTTAATTGGATGGAATAGCTGTTATAAAGGTCGAAAGGGTCATGCTCAGGCGATAACGCCTCCTCAGCTAACCGCGCCGCCATTTTAGCGAGTTCCCTTTTTAGGTACATTTCCACCATTTGCAGCGCCCACGTCTCGAGGTTGGCCGTAGAACTTACGCGGGTAGTTAGTTCCGATAGGTAAATGGGCCCCCCCGCCGCGCTCAATTGTTTCGACTTTCTGAGCGTTTGAGTAACGGTTAAAATGTCAATTGGTAAATTTTCACTTTTGAGTTTTTGGATTGCATCGAAAATAAGCCCATTACGCGGGTCAAAAAACTTTTCAGGCGTTAGGATACCCTCAACGCGTTTGAGTGCGTTAAAATCGAGTAAAATGGCTCCTAAGGCTATTTTTTCGAGTTCAGTATCGTTGGGCGGTGTTAACATGGGTGTTTTTTGGGGTTATCCGTGGGGATTGTATTTGTAAAGGATGTCTGAGCCTGGCATTAATTCACGATCGAGCGACCGATAAACCTCCTCGGGTTTGGTTTGAGCGTTTGGTTTATCCTCAAGCCAGCGCCCACCGCGCATTTTTTGGCGCCAATTCTTAACGGGGGTTCCTTTGGAGTCAACCCAATCCCCATCGGTGTAATATTGCCATGCCTTCGCGCCAGCCTGAGCGGTGGAACCGTTTTCGATAAACCAAGTTTTTACCTCCTCAAGGGTTGGCGGGATAAATTCTTTTTTTATAGACTTTTTTTCTTGAGTAACATTACCATTACCCTTTACATTACCATTATCATTACCATTATCGGTTACGAGTGGCCCCGAGTGGATGCCATTGGAACCCACTGGGTTCCTTTGGGTTTTTTGGGTTTCATATTTTAACTTGCTATTTTTTAACCCATTCGAGCGGTTACGTTCGACTATCATTAAATACTTTTCATTATCGCGTTTAAAATTCTGAATGAATGAAGCCAGGGCGATTTGAATAATGGGCTCGGATTCGAACTCAATTCCTAACTGATAAGCTCGAATGGCTTTAAATAATTGCCCCGCTTGTTCATCGGTTAAAACATTCAGAACCTCGAGGGCGTCGATGTAAAGTAAAAAAGATTTTTTCATTTCAAAAAATACCCCCCAACGTTTAAAGGGACTCCCATAGCCTTTCGGCTGACGGCAATAAACGGAAGGGGGATTTTTTAAATTTCATTATGAGAGTCCGTCGCAATAATACTAAATCTCTTTAAATTCCGTCGTCGGTTTGAAAACTTTATAACCGTGACTTTTCAACAGGTTAATGGCGGCCTCGATTTCATTCGGCTCAGGGGCATTTAGGGGCATTTCGGGGAGTACTCCCTTTGGCTTGGCGGTACGGTTTTTTATCGTTCTGAAAATATTGGGCGATTTTTTTAGCTTTTTGATATCATACGCTACCGAACGAGGGCTCGCCACTAATTCGGGTAAGGTGTAAAAACCTCTTTCGTGCCGTAATATGTGCCCAGCGCCGAGCATGTGACTAAGTAACGCGCTCAAAGTCCCGCGCGGGGTGTCGCTCATTTCGTCGAGCATCTCGTTAACGTGAAGACCTGGGTTGGCCGTTATCCATTTTTGGACGCGCTCAATGCGAGCGACGTAGTTAAAAGGGCTTCTCTTATTCATTTTATTAAAATTTAAGGGTTATACATTTATTGTTAATTGTTCTACTTTATTAAATCGCTTTTCGGCTTCCTTCATATTTAAAACCGACTGTTTAAAATAGGAATCTTTGAGCTCTATTCCGATTCCTTTACGTCCCAACGAAACGGGGCTATAAACCTCAGATCCAACCCCCATAAATGGAGTAAAAACCGTTTCGCCAAGATTAGAATATAATTCAACTATTCGGTCTATGACGTCCAACTGTAAAGGGTGGACATGCTTTTCGTCGTCGTCTTCTTTGGAATCTTTAAACGGTAAAACGTTGTCGATTCTGATATCATCCCAAACGCTCGATGCGTATCGCTGCCAGGTAATATGACTTAATTTATTCTCCCGAGGATCGCCCGTAAAGTTTTTCCATTTCTTTTTAAAGTCCGCATAATTGCCGTAGGTTTCCTCATGCTCTTTTAAAAAAGGAGTCGCGCCAAAGTATTCAGTCAACCCGAAAGGATGGGTTACGGGAGTCTCATTTTCGCCTGTTTTGGTAAAGATTAAAACGTAATCGGGCATAGCGGTAAAACAGCGCGTCGTATCCTCAACTATAAATTTGTGCATAAGGCTTTGCACCATAGTACGCATACGAACTTTGAGGGGTTCTTTCCAAATGGTTATACGGTTGCGATAATGGAACCCGTACTTTTCGTGAATTCTGATAATCTCGTGGGGAAAGTCCCATAAAAAACTACGGTTATCGAATACGTCGGTACAATGGACGGCGTTTATTCGACCTGGCTTAGTAACGCGCGCCATTTCGGCTACTAAGAATTCATACTGATCTAAAAATTGATCTTTATTTTCACAGTTGCTAAAATCATTTTCGGAACTACTGTAATTATATAACCCAGCAAACGGGGGACTATAAACCGCCAGGTCTATGCTATCGTTTTTTAGGCTCGGTAAAACATACATACAATCGCTGTTATAAATCGCGAAGTTTTCGGAAATTAACTGGTCCTTAATCATTTTAAAAAGTTTGGAAGGGTTATTTTTTTATTGAATTCTTTTGTCGAAATTTTAAAGTCGCTATTGGTTTGGGAGGTTAGCTCTTTAAACATTCGGATAGCTTTATCCTTTTTTACATTTAGGCTTTGCATAATGCGCGTTTGGCCGTCGCTCAAGATTAGATCCACGTAAACGGGTTTCGTCTGACCAAAGCGCCAAAAGCGGCGAATAGCTTGGTAATACTGCTCATAGGAATAAGTTGGAAAATAAACCGTATGATTACAGTGTTGCCAATTCAGGCCAAACGCCGTAATAGATGTTTTCGTTATGAGCTTTTTTATTTCACCGCTGGCGAAATTTAAAAGGATTTCCTCCTTTTTATCTATGCTCATATTTCCGCTAATCTCTATGGCGCTTTTATCCAATTGGCCTATTAATTTGGCCTCGTCATTTAGATTAACCCAATAAACCGACGTGTCGTTATTAGCTGATTTCTGAGCCGCCATTTCACAACGTTCGGTAATGGTGGATCGGACTTCGCTTTTAATCTCGAAGAAATTAACGGCGGGAAAATTAAACATCGATGTTTGACCGTTAATCGCCAGGGGGTTTTTATTATTTACTACCGTTTCGAGCTCTATTAATTCCGGCAGTACATGTAAATCATCACTAAAACCAATATCGGAAGGTTTTTTAACTGATATCGACCAACTCGCAACCCAGCGCCAAAAATCACGCTCGGCATGAGCTTTTAAATACCATTCTGAGCCCGCGTGCCTAATGTCAATAGAGTTACCGTTATTCTTAAAAAACTTTGTAAGCATATCGGTATAACCTAAATATCCAAGCGCCTCGGATGACGTTCCCAATTCGATAAAATCGTTAGGGCTGGGCGTAGCGGTAAACAGGAAACGGTAACGTACTTTTTTAAGAAACGAGGTTATATTAGATTTAATAGCCCCGTCGAAATTCTTGAGGATACTTGACTCATCTAAAATAACGCATTCAAAATGTGAGGGGTCGAAATGATCCAACCGCTCATAGTTACAAATAACTATTTTACTTTTAAACTTACCGTTTTTACTGTATTCGATATCATCGATACCAAATTTCTCGGCCTCCTTAATGAATTGAAAAGCGACCGCCAGAGGCGTAATAATTAAGACGGGTTTATTGGTGCTTTGTAAATAGTTTACGGCTATGGTTAATTCTATTATCGTTTTACCCAGGCCCGTATCTAAAAATACAGCGCACCGACCTTTTTTAATGGCGTAGTTGGCTACGTGGCGTTGATAATCGAAAAGCCGCTCAGGATAAAAAACGGGCTCAATCCCGTAGTCGCTTTGGCTATGGCGCTTAGATTCTAAAAACTCTAAATAATTCATAAGATAAAATTTAAGGGTTACGAATTAATCCAAGCGGTTTTAATTGACTCTTTATAGCGGTGGGCGGATTCCATACGCTCGCAAAGCTCATTTAATGCGTCGATTTCGGCCTCGATTACGACGTAATGGAGTCGGCGGTTTTCAGGTTGACGCGGGTCATAGCTGGCGAATATCCACGCAGGCAAATTAAAGGTTAACATGTTGCCCATGATTTGCCAATAGTAATCAGGGTTAACTTTTTTCAGGTCCTCGGCCGTTTCAACTTGGGAATGGAGGTAATGGTTAACCGAGTTCCACGGACACTTTATTTCAACCCCAACGGCTCCGAAATTCGGCTCAATCATAAACGCATCAGGTGAGCACCCGAAATAATCGTTAAACAGTTTAAACGAGGGTTTGAGTTCGGTCGATTCATCAGGGCTCCCGAGGGCTTTTTTGAGTTCTAAAAGGGCGTGTTCTTCCCATTCATTCCCCCAGTCGATAGCGCGTGAGGTTGCCTCGTTACTGCTTTGGCCCGTCACCTCCTCCATTACTTTCTCGTAAATGTATTTTTTGGCGGTTTCGCTTAGTTCGCCCGCCTCCTTTGCGGCCTTAGTTTTCGGGCCCGTCATTAGGGCGCTAATTCCTGAGCCTGTGAAGCGTCCAAGGCGTAGTTTATCCCAGGCGGCCGTTTGTTGGTTAACGCCCGCCATATACTCGGCGAGGTAAGGGTTAATTTCCATTTTCTTTTTGAATTAAAAGGGTTTGTAAATTGGTTTTTTGTTCGGGGCTTAAATGGGCCTCGAGGGCTTTGATAGCCTCAGCGGCTTGGGGGTCCCCGTTAAGGATGCCAACCTCAAGGCGTGATATAAGCGCCTCGGGTAGTTCGCCCGCGCTGGCTATCTTAAACGGCTTATAAACGTCCTTATTTTTCCTATTAAGGTCGCGGCCAAAGATGGGCCCGAGGCTTTGGGCTGCGTTTTTTAAACATTCGCTTTTTAGCTTTCCGAATGCCATGTCGAGGGCGTTAGGTTTTTTGTTGGATGGGTTAAGCGCCCATTGGTTACGCTCCTGGCCTTGGATGTTTTCGGGCGCCTTATCTACCATAATAACAATTGAGGCGGCTCCCGTTCGGCGTATTTCGTAACCTGTTACGGGGTGGATTACTACGAGCTCAAGAGCGCCTTGGATTTCATTGGCTATCGGGCTCCATTTAAAATTTTCGGTTTTCCATTGGCCGAAAAAAAGCTCGTCGAGCGTCATTTCGATATGACTTATAACTACCGTCGAGGCCTTTCGGTCGGGGGTTTGTTCGACGCTCAGCGGGTCGGGCTGGCTGTTAAGGCGCTGTGTAAATTTCTGAATTTGCGCCATCGTTTCGGGGTTCAAAGGGTACATGTAAAAGGGTTTTAAAAGTTCGCTAAACATTGGTTAAGCTCCTCACAGTATTCGAGGAGGGTGTAAATAGCCAGCGTCCACGCGGCGTATTTTACAAATCGGGCCGCCCTTCTCATAGCTTCTCACGAATTTCGTTAATAGCTAACAGGGCGTCGTTATACACGCGAAAGAACTCCTCGCGGTCGATGGGTTCGGCTTCCCAAGCGAAGGCCTGTTTAACGCTCGAGGAGTGGCGTACTATGTCAATCATGGGCGCTTTTATTGAGCTAAAATTATACACGCGCAAAGCCTCGAGGGGATCCATTACGGCGTAATAGCAATTATTAAACTTTGCGAAATACGGGAGCTCGAATTCGAGTACCTCAATCGTTGCGGGGCGTTCTAATTCAATTGTCATTGTTTTCATAATAAAAAGGGTTTTAGGGGTTAAAAATTTAAATAAACTTCGATGTCGTAATCGTGGCCAATACCGCCAGCGGTTGGGAAATCGCCTTCCCATTCGTACTCATAGCCTTTGGCGTCGCATATTTCGCGGAATGAGTTAAGGCATTGGCCGAGCTTTACATACTCGAGAACCTGGGCAGTATTGTTTTGGCGGTGTTTAATAATGATCTGATACATGTTATAAGGTTTTAGGGGGTTGCGTTTAAAAAATGCGCGTTAGCCAGCCGCGCCCCTGGGTTTTATTAACCTTTACAAACGACTTGTGTGGCGAACATGTAAAGGATGTTAATTTTATTTTCGTTCCACTCTTTAGCGGTAATGCCTACTTTTTTGGCAACCTCTACGCAAGTGGCACGAAACTTTGGGCAGTTAATTAATGTTTCGATTTCGTTGCAAATGCTTTCGGTAGTTACTGTGTTCATGGGGTTTGTTTTTTAATTGTTTGACAAATATATTGTTGCTTTTTTGCTACATCCAAAAATCATTTGTTAAAAAATGTTAAAACGGCCATGGACGCGGCTTTCAGAAGGTTTTTAGGCGTATGAATAACGCCCGTAATTGGGAAACAACTCGAAAAACATTCGCATGGCAATAGCGTCGGCGTAATCGGGGCTCATACCATGCGTTCGTTGGATCTCTTCCTTTCCTGTTACTGCGAGTTTTCCGTCGCCATCGGGGTTTTTGCGGCGGATTAAATCGAGTTCCTTTACGATTGTGTCGCGGTGGCCCTGAGGGAAAACCATTCTATTGAGTTCGATAAACTCCGCCAGCTTAAAAAAGCATTCCGCTTTGAGGTTAACAAACCGTTCGGGCTTAGTGGCCCGTGATCCGTTACGAAACTCGCGGCACTTCAAAACGTCCACTAACCCCGCCCCGAGGCCGTCAGCGTCGGCGAGGACATTCGAGAGTTTAACTTTGTGATGGTCCGCCATTGCACGAATGACGGCGGCGGTTTCGTCGATTTTCTTTTTTCTAAGCTCGGTTATGTGAATGAGCGATAACCCACGCCAAAGGGCGATAACGGTCCTATCCTTTCCCAAGCGCGCAACGTCGGCCGTGATATAAAGCTCCCCGTCCGTTTGAGGATCGCGAAAAGCTCTTAGGATGTCGTCGGTAATAAAAAGGGCGTCAGCCGTTTCGTCGTAATCCCAATCGCCTTCCAATAACCTTTTGCGGTCGATTTCGGGCAACCTCGCCAGCGTTTCGGCATAAGTGGCGGGGAGGTGGGGGTTATCAGTAACGCGGGACGGTATAAACGATATAAACTCAGGGAGGTTCTGAGCGCGCCAGGGGGCGTAAATTTCATTATAAAGCCAACCTTTCGACGGATTACATGTAAGCAAGGTTTTCGGGCTTAAATTGTACTGAGTAAGTTTATATCGGATACGGCTCCTAACGATGTCGACGGCTTTTTTGCTTATCTGAGAACATTCGTCTAAAAAGCTATCAGTAATTTCGAGCGACCCTAGCGAATCAAACGACGGGTCCGAGGGATACGAAAACAGGTCCTTTAAAATTATTTCGGAGCCGTTGTAAAACGTGATGACGTTCGACTGTGCGTTAAATTGGTAATGCTCATTCGCTCGGAGCCCGAATAGCTGAGCAACCTCGAAAAACGTTTTTAGCGTCGTTTTTTTCAAGGTGTCAAGTTTGGACCGCCCAATTAGCCCGCGCGTTCCTGGGTACTTCAAACGCCGCTGAATTTGCCACGCGCAACCCGTGAACGACTTTGCCCCCCCAGCAGCTCCTCCAAAGAGAACGACCTCCGCGGGGGAATCGAGCCCAAGGGCGTTTAAACATTCGATTT